AAATACTTTTTTAACAGGGAATGTACCACCTCTAGGCATGTTCTGCATGTTAGGGTCAGCACCACTAAATCTACCTGTTGCAGTTCTGTGTTGTAGTAATCTTACATGTAGCTTGCCATCAGGTTTAGTGTGTGTAGTAATGCCTTCAACAAAAGATGACAGATAAGTATCTAATGCTGACAGTCTTTGTAAGTCAGTAAGGAATGTTAAGGCTTCTTGTAAGTCATTCTTCCTAGCAATATCTTGTAGTATAGCTAGATTAGTTTTATTAACTGTAAATCCATTAGCACTTACCCATTTAGCACTAGGTGCAGTAAACTTTAAACCTGCTATTAACTTGCTAGGTACAAATAGGTAGCCAATAGAATCACAGTTATCACATTTTGTAGGTCTAGCATAAGGTGTTCCATCTTTCTTAACCTTTCTGTAATGTCCTGCTCCTTTACAATGTGAGCATTGTTGTGCTTCAGTTTTGTATACAATATCTGATTTATCTTTTACGTTCTTCTTGTATTCTTTTACATCCATATATGGAGAGAATGTATTTGCCCATTCAAGTTTATCTTTAGGTCTTCTACTATATATAACCCATGACATCTGCTCAGGACTATTTAAGTTTATACGAGTATCTCCCATTAATTGCTTTACTTGTATGTTTAATCGTTTCTCTATATCTGATTTCTCTTGTTCAAACTCATCTCTAACTTCATTTAACTTGTTCATGTCAACAGTAAAACCATTCTGATATATCTTGGCTAATGTAACTGAGACACGATTAGTAAGAGATACTGTATTCATTAAGCCACCATACTCTTCTGTGTTTAGTTTCTTGTATAACGTATCAGCTAGTTCTTGTGTAGCCTTTAAGTCAGCAGATAAATAGTCAGATAACTCTTGCTTAGGTATCTCATCAATAGGTGTTTTATTCTTGAAGTATTCTTTCATAGTGTCTTGTTTCTTAGTCTCTAAGTCATACCTGTTAGCACATGCTTCAAGAGATAATGGTTGTTTATTACCTCTCTGTAGCACATACTCAACAAGCATAGTGTCAAAGACAGGACCATCATACTTCAGACCACACTCCCATAGCCATAATAAATCATGTACAATGTTATGACCTATAAGTATTGTAGCTTGGTCTAATAATTCTTGAACACCATCAAAGTTATCTCTGAATAAATACTCCTCTCCTTTGTCTGTAAGACAGCCAACCATAACCAATCTGTTATCAGATTCAAATGGGTCAAGATGCAGTTTACCATCTCTATGTGTAACTGTATTCTCTACATCAAGTGTCAGTTTCATTCAATCTCTCCTTATGCTTAGTGAGATATATAACAGCTTTCTTTAATCTTGTCAAGCTGTCTGAGAATCCACCTAACCCAACATTACAATGATGACATAACCATCCTCTAAATGAAAGTGAATCATGGCAATGGTCTAGTACCCAATTCTGTAATCTAGGTTGACCATACTTACCTATTTCTTTTATATCCCTTTCACATATAGGACAACAATAATTCTCATCAGGATATGGGTTAGTCTTCCTTAGTTGTTTAACTAGATTGGATTGATTCCTCATGCAAGTTCTGCAAGTTCTCTTTATCTCTGTTTGCTTATTATCCTCGCCTGAACTAGCATACTTCATAGCATTGAATTGGTCTATTGGTTGTTCTATATCACACTTGATACAGACCAAACTATCTCCATGCTCAATCACAGGCTTTTCATACCCAAACAAATCTTTCTGCATTACTGATACCTAGCAGTTAAGTAATCCAATTCACAATGTTCAACACCATGCCATCCTGATAATTTATTCTTGACAATATTTAAATGTCTAGCAGGACTTTCTTCTTCTCCTTTGTCAGGATTTTTAACTGTATCTTTGGCTATTAGAATCATTAAATCAGCTTCTGCAGCCTTACCTGTTCTACTGCCTTCCATCATAGCTTGATTCAAGTAAACCTTACCTTCAGCTTCAGCAGACAGTTGAGACATATAAAAGATTGCACACTCATGTTGTTTAGCTATCTGTCTAGCATGTATAGCATTAGCTTTAAGTGCTTCATCTGTTCTCGCAAAGCCACCTGTCCTAGCAAACTTATCTCCCATGTCTAGTACAACTATGTCAGGCTTGTATGCTTTACATATGCTCTCTACCCATGCCATGTCACGATTAGATGCATCTTTAATATGTATATTCTTCTTGACAGGCTCATACAATTCTCTTGCTTTACTTGGGTCTTTCCTTATCTGATGCATTGTCATACCTGTAGCTGATGTTAAGTATCTAGCACCAACTCTGTGAGCAGATTCCTCGTTACAAAGTATGATACACTTAGCACCTTGATGAGCAAAGCCACTAGGACTAGCAATTAAACTAGCATGAAAAGATGTTTTACCTGTATTAGGTCTAGCACCTACTTCAATCAAATGTCCTGCATTGACACCCTCAACCTTTCTAGTTAGACAAGGTATATTGAATGTCCATCTAGCTTCTAAGTCATTCCTTTCTAGCAATGTCTCAATGCTTATATCATCCCATTCTACTTTTAGATTGGGAGTAAAATCATCAGCATATAACTCAAGAACATTTCTAAGAGGTTCAAGAGTGGATTTAGAACCATTAACATAGTCAAAGCCGAGATTAGCAATGTCTTCGCCAACAACTTGCTGAAACAGTTTAGATAATACTTCTTGTGCGACATCTGTTCCAAGTGGCAACTCCTTCTTTATTTGTTTGAACAAGCTAGAGTATGCTTGTTTCTGTGCAGTAGTCATTGATGGATTGTTAGACATGAACAATGCTTCAATCTCATCAGGTGTTACTGTTCTTTCATATCTGTCCATAGCTTTATCTATGGCACTCTTAATCTTTCTTACATCTTTACTGAATAGTCTATCAGGACATTTAGCACCTCTATGCTCTTGATAAAATTCTTTGTCCATTAAACTTCTTATTAGTGATAATTCCATGTTGGTTACTCCTTTGGGGTTAGTTTAGTTAAATTATCAAAGTCTTCTTTTCTCCTATATTTTAAGTCATCTACAACTCGTAGCACTTTTACATCATTCACATAACCTCTCAGTTCTTTTGCGAATGCGAGTGTCTTGGGTACTGCATCAGGGTCTAGTGCTATTATAGCAGTTGAGAATTGTGAAAGGTATCTCTTGTGTGATTCAGCTAATGATGTACCCAACACTGCTACCCCTGCATATACTCCACTGCCTACTGCAATAGCACTAACACAATCCTCAACAACTACTGCCACATTACCATGTCCATGAACGAAAGGCAAGTTATTTTTTCCATACCTTTTCCATTTAGGTAATCGTTTACCTAGTGACCTACCTGTTGCATCAACCATTTTATCATTGTGTATGACAGGAAACACTACTCTATCTTCCTTTACATCATAGAATACTTCAATGTTATTAATATCAATATTCCATTTGTTACACCATGCTAAAACATTTGGTCTGTTATTGTGTTGTACAACATAATCAGGTAAAGTGAAATCACTTATACCATCATCAATTACACTAGGGTCTATGGCATCTCTTATATCATCCACAGATAAGTGAATGCGTGCTGAACCTGATATAGTACAAGATACTTTATAACAATTCCATAGTAACTGACCCATATTATTGGTAGCACTAAAAGTTTTATATCCATTACAGTTAGGACAGTTCATTCTTTTACTCTCTCCTACACTTAACTGTAAATCACTTACATAATTATATATATTCATTTATAATATACCACTTATATGTTATATAGTTCTTTGTTCGGCACGTTATCTGTGCTTATATCATACTTTTTTCGGCTTGTCAATAAAAAATTAATTGCTTCATTTAAATTATTTACACTATCTTTAAACAAACCTAATCCATGATTACATTTTGAACATAATAATCCTCTAACTTTCCCTGTTGTATGACAATGGTCAACATTTGCTACCACATCATCAAATGAGTTTTTGCAGATAGCACACTTATTATCTTGTTGTTTTTTAATTGCATGATAATCATCTAGTGTAATACCAAAACGATGCTTTAACTGTCTGTTCTTTTCAAGGTCAGGTCTTATTTTACGATATCGTCTAAGGTATTCATTTCTTTTGGTCTTATTTTTCTCTAACCATTGCAGATTCTTGTATTTAGTACAAACCTTACACGCTGAAGTACGCTTATCTAATGCCCTGTTTTCTACATAAAACTCTGATAACATCTTCTCTTGTTTACATTGGGTACATATTTTACTTTCAGGCATTAGAAATTCCTTTCATATTACTTTGTCTCATTGTCAATGCATTTTTTGCAGAATCAAAAGTATTTTTCATATAAGGTTTCACAGACTGTGGATTAGCATGACCTGTAACTGACATTATTTGACCCATGCTTACTCCTGCTTCCACCATTTCTGTTGTACCTGTCCGTCTTAAATCAGCTATTCTTAGCTCATCAGGCAGTCCACAGAGCTTCATTGCCCTTCTAGCTACTATTGATAGCCTAGTCAATGTATAGGGCTTGTAAAAGCCTCTCAGGGCTTTAGGATAAGGTGCTACATATTCTTGAAAACCATAGTCACTCTTCTGTTGTATAAGCATTTCAAGTAATCCATCACTAATAGGTAGGTGAACTGTTGCACCTCTCTTGGATTGTTCTAAGTGTAGTATACCTTTTTCATAATCTATGCTATCAAACTTTAATAATCTCATGTCTCCTATCCTTTGACACCATTCATATGCCATCTGAACAATTAATCCAAGACTCCTATATTGAAAATCTGCATAACAGAAATCTAATAATTGCATAATCTGTTCTTTTGTCCAAGTAACATTTCTAGGTTTGGTAACTTTACACTTAAATGTAGAGAATGGATTAGATTCTACATAACCCATTTCCATTCCAAATGAATATACTTTCCTAGATGTAGCACAAATATGGTTAGCCATATAAATGCCACGATTTAGCCACACTTCATATGATTGTCTCGCCATTGCACCTGTCAATTTATTGACTTTAGTTGTATAGATAAACTTATCATCTAACTTAGTGTTCAACATTACAGATAAACAATTTGAATAATCTACTTTAGTTTTATCCGTTAACATATTGAAATCACTAGATAAATAATACTTATCTACTAGATTTTTTACTTGCATTTTCATGCTCCTTATTTTTTTCTAACAAGGCAATTGATGCACATTCAATTCGTTTGTTATATTGTAATTGATAACCTGTTCCTGCACCTAATGATTGCTTATCTATTAAGTGTTTATGATAATGTTCCACGCTATCCCACTTATCCTTTAGTTCCTTACATAACTCATCATATTCTACATCTTCAATGATTGGTTCATTCATAACATAATATAAATATGAGTGCATGAGATAGTAAGGAACTAACATATTAGGATTTGTTTTGTATATCATTTAACATCCACATAAACTCTCATATGAGATGACTCATTCAAGCCTTGACCCCAATAGGTAGCACCTGTACCCTTGAGTTCTTCCTTGATGTGTTGTCCACGTACTCTCATCTTATATGATTCTTTGTTAAGATACTTCTTCATAGTGTCAACAAACTCTTGACCATCTGTGTCGTTAGGTATCTCGCTGAACACATAGTTACAACCCTTCTTAGATGTAGCCTTCTCATATTCTTTTCTCCACATTTCTGCTCTTGCTTTCCAATGTTCCCATTCTTTTTCATGTGTCTCTTTCTCAACCATGTTCATAGCTTTCTCTTTCCACATGTCACGTTCTCTAGCTAACTTGGATATCAGATTAGCACCCACTTGTCTGTTCAACATACGTTCTTGATGCCTAAATGCTCTGACTAAATGCACAACATCCATGTCTGCAATTCGTATGGGTTCATCGTGAGTTGTTGAATGATGTTCTACATCATCTAGGTCATACATATCTGATGGTAGTTTATCATCTACTGCTTCTGCTATTTTAATTAACTGTTTTACTTTCATGCTACTTCTCCTTCTATCCATTGTGGTTTAGTTGTATAGTTATACCTAGCAAATCTCATCTTGTCAACTATGTAGAATTTTCTGTATGCTTCAATAGGAAAACTCTCATCTGTCTTCAAGTCATCATGCCCACTAAAACATTGTGGGTGTTGTGTCATCTTACCATCAGGTAAAAACTTTCTGCCTTCCCATAAAGGGGTAAAGTGTTTGATTGCACCATGTATCTTTTTGTATCTTCTACTGTACTCACTCAACATACAATCGTACAAACAAAAAGCAAAGATATAGTTTGACCTATTCTCCATTGCCCATAGTGTGCATGGATGCTTTTGATGTACGGGTTTGTACAAGTTATTCTCCTCTGCATACTGTGGTGCATGATGCCATAGTGTAGTGCATAACATCTGTGCTTCTTCAAGTGGCATCTTGACTATGTGTTGGTCACATAGAGACTTAGCAATCTCATGTGGTGTTTGTTCTATAATAAATCTATTCATTATTCACTCTCCCAATCTTTACCATACAGTTCATTGTATAGTGTTAAACCAAAATCATAACCTTGTTTGTAGTAATGATGTGATTGTTCTTCATTTCTTTCTCCATCAATCAAGGCATCTGTTACACCATCTTTAAATGCTTGTATAATCTTATGCTCTTTGATTTGCTTATCAAGTTCTATTAAGTTCATTTTTTACTCCTTTCAATATCCCACCTATAAAATATGTGGTCATCTATTCTTGTTACATAAGTCTTTGTCTCTGCCCAACTAGGATTCACATAGT